GTAAACCACTCCTCAGATTTTACATCTCTGTAGTGGGCTATGATGAATAGTTTTGGATATTAGCCAGGCATAACAGGGGCCCCCACAGCAGTGTGAGGGTGACCCATGAGACTAACCACGTCCCAGGCTCGAGCTTTCCGCATTACTCGGATAAACCCTTTTAGTCGCTTCTGATCCTTCACCGCCTCAGGCGTTGTCGGAACGAAAGTGGCTTTAAGAGCTAGTCTCTGTAAAGCAGACCGCTCGATGACCTTATGCCAATGTTTACCTTTCTTTGCCATGGCGAAGAACGGGAGATTGGGTATAACTACCCCGCAGAACGACGAGATTACTCTCGAAAGTTCTAACATTGGTCCAAAGACGTGTTCTATACGGACCGGCTTCCTCCACGCTAACTTTTTGGCTCGAGCTTCGGCCTTTAAGAGGTTCTCTCGACTATTGTTATAGTCGAAGTTCCAATTAATGGACTTACTCAAGTCTAGAGTTAGTGGTGAAGAAGTAGACCTTAGGTCCACCCAGATCTCTAAGAGGTCTGTGAGGAATTGGTCACCGGACTCACCGATACGGTGATAATATAGAGTAGAGTGTTCTACAGGGATCCGCGCGGCGATTCTTTCATATCGCTCCCATATATCCCAAATGTCCTGCGTCCAACCAATATTGTGTCGGTTAACACAATAAAGGAAGTACTGCCAGGCAACCGGGCTAAATGGGGCTGAAATGTAAGGGTTGAAATCAAGTTGTCGACACTGTTCAATAACAGCGTCGAAGAACTTGTTTGCTCCCTCCAGTTTAGCGCGAAGATCTTCTGGACATCTAGGGAATTGATTTCTCATTCCCGCGATGGTGCCTGCGAAAGCAGAATTCTGACCATAGGTCTTGTCACAGAAATTCGCAAACAGAGGACTACGGTCCCCTGTCGGCGCATCTTGTAACATGATCTTAGGAAGCTCACGCTCTAACAGTCCATGGATCTCCTTCTTAATCTCAACTTTGAGAAAGTCAAGCAATCGCCAACTGAGATGCCCGGTTTGTAGAGTATCGACCAAGACTTCCTGCACAGCAGGAATGTCCTTATCTGGGATAACTTTAGTTACCCATTTAAGAATGGAAGATATACAGGATTCCTTTAACTCCTTTCCGGAGTTGAAGGGGTTCTGTAGACAATACTCTATGAGCCGCAGTATCGACGAAGTTCGGCGACCTGACAACTCAGGAGACACTACTGTCCACTGTGGTGAAGTGACCACTCTCCTTAGGAGAGTAGCACCTTCAATGGGTTTCCCCAGTCTAGAGAGAATTCTCTTAGCGTATTCAATTCGTTCCGACCATGTTAAGCTGCTTAGCTCTTCACGGAGGGAAAGAGGAGAAATATCGCCTTGAGGACAAAATCTACGGTTAGCGAATTCAAAGCAGTTGTTTGACGACTGCAGTGACTTAGCTAATCCGATGATAATGTGAAACGCGGCACAGGTCTCTTTATAGGCGGTTGCTACCGCTTCTATCGAGGCTATGTCTACGTCGTCTCCTAAGACCAGGTAATCGGTAAACCAAACAGCTTTTCCAGTGGCCCGATAATGGGCGAACTGGACTAGTGCGTGATGGACCAAAGCCATTGAAGCCCAGGAACTTAGCGCCCCCATAGGTTGTCCGGTACCATACCGAACAGTCTTTGGAGGCCCGAGCCCCTCGGGCGTTTCCATTGGAGGTAAGTGGAAGTCGCGGTCTGTGAGAAGATTAGCCCAAAGGGCGCATCTTTTCTCTCCAGTTTCTAAGTCTTCCCCTTCAGCAATGAAGAGGGGACTCAGAACCTCTTTGTAGAGGGCTAGAGGGATCAGATCTGTTGCCGATTTAAGATCGAATGACCAGTGAGGGCTGAGCCCTTTCTGGAAATAAGATGTTACTATCCCGTCTTGATCGAAAGTTGCGTCCGAAGGGATGCTTCTTAAGATTGAGAAGAGGTAGTCATGAACCGGTTTCAGTGCCACTTGAGTGAAATAATCACAGATAGCGACAACACGAACCTTCCCGGCAGGCTCGTCAATAGTATGCAATCTACCGAGAATCGGTGAGCCTGCAGCTCGACAAGCCTTACTCGGACGTACAGCCATCAGTATTTTCCCGATGGACAACGCAGGAACATAGGGAGACAGCTTGTCTCCAGTGTCACTGGGAAGTCCTTCAGGAATCCACTGATGCTCAATTCCTTGAAATTCAAGGTTTTGAGAATTCATGACGTCCTTATGCATTTCGAACCACTCCTTCGCATAATTGCGGGGAGCGTTTCTCCATGCTTGGGCATCAAGAACTGTAGACGCCGAGCTAGGGCCTGAAAAGTTGGGGCCCGCCGTTCTAAGTAGAAGTCCAAAGGCTGACTTATAAGAGAAACGGAAAGGCTTTCCTCCATTTTGCTTCTCGAGTAATGCTGGGAAAATATCCTTGCAAAACTTCTGAAACTCTATGAAGGTAGCATCTTCCTTTAAGTTAGGATGAGGCTGTATAATAGTATCTACTGAGTACTCTGGATGCTTAGCATCCATTGCACGGTAGATGTTGAGAAGGCTGGCCATCACCCGTATTATCGGGAGATTACCAGACCTAATCATATTACGCAGCTCTTTGTCCCAGCTTGCTGGAAGACCATTCCGCAATCTAATAGGAAAACCTAATGGATGCGTACTAGAGACGGGATTACCAGCAATAAAGGAGTAGAGGACGAAGAGAGATACCTTCAGGTATTTCACTGCGGCCATCTGTCCATTATGCTTTAGTAATTGCCGGAGATGATGGATCAATGTTTGGAGAAGTTCGGGAAATCTTCCCGGATTCTTCACTTCTGTGTAATGCAGGAGCTCACGCACCCACAATAACACAGTCCTAGCGACCGTGTCGGGACGCTCGGAAACCATGGAAGAGTCCTTAACTATAGGAACTCCTGACCGCACCTTCTTACGAAGGAGCAGAAAGGCTTTCCAACTAGCTCTGGAACTTCTGGTCCACTTACTCTCAAATCCCACCGGAAGGGGGGAATTTTGAGAAGTAGATGGATCAATTGGTAACGGACGTTTTACCGCTGGAGAAGCTACAACGAGGAACGTTAAGTCGTTAGAGGCGCAGATTTTGCCTAGTGATAGGTAATCGCTTTGTGTTAGGTAAAGGAGGGAATTGGGGTTATAGGGATCGACCACAATAAATGGTTTAGATTCCCATAAGTCCCAGTCCACCAATACCAACCAATGTGCGACTGATCTTTCGATCGGTCTGGTCTCTAAGACCTGCTCTCTCGTCATCTCGACCCCGTTGATAAGGAATACCTCCCTGCTTAGGCAAGGCGTACTGTGGAAGTATCGAGTGAAATTAAGCATAGTTAAAATATTAATTATAGTTTAATGGATCTCGACCACTTGTCGCTCCTACTCCGTAAGATTCCGGAAGCAGGTGACCAGGCTGTGAATACCCTCGAGTAGGGTCTTCCCGGTTTCGTCCTTGTTGAAGGGATTCCTCCGGAGAAGCCTTTAGACGGTGTTCACTCCTTCTTAACCACCGTGCGCTTGCACGCGGAAAAGTTGTAATGAGGACTCCTTGAGTTCACTTACTTCTGATTCTCGTCCAAGCCCGAACGGAGTCTATCAGTTTCGATGACCTTAGGTTGTCCCAACTATAACTCCTGTTACGGTGAGCTGTCTTTCGACGACCTCTTACGAGGTAGTTGTAAAGCCAGAGCAGTCTGACATAGAAGGAATGTCTAAAGGATTCGTCTAAGAGTTTATACTCAACTAGACTGAGTAATCCTTGAGGTGCCACCCCGTTCCGCTGACCGGTTAGTTCAGCGGTGGAATAACGGGATAGCAATGTGCCGGATCAGTTTCACTGGTTCGCCCCGGTTCATAACCGG